ATCAGTGAAGTTATCCATATCAAGCCATTTTCCGGCTATTGAGCCGTCATTGTATTTGCCGTATGTCCCTACATATATACTTGGCATATTTACCTCTAAAATTAGGGTTAAAATAAAGACCGGTTGCTGTCGGTCTAGTGTATTAAATCTAAATGGTAGCTTTATTGCTACCCTCGCAAGCACCTGGACAAAAAGCCCCTTGCCCTTGTGCTTGCTGGGCTAACAACTATGCTTCAATTATGTATTGTTTAAGTTCCCCGTCTGGGCGGTTAACTTTTACTCGATAATTTACCGGATCGCATGGGTCGAATCCTACCATTGCACAAACATAAAACAGATCAGAATTATAATTTTCAGGATCGATAATCTGAAACCTATCGCCAATCATGCTTGAGCGTAATCCGTATGTTTTACCATCTTTCTCATGTAATGGAGCTTCAACTTTTACCATTGATCCACCATCCTTATTAATCTTTCTGATGCATTTAAGGGTTGCTGTCTCTGGATAAATTGGTTTACTCCAAGAGTCAAATATATTTTGCGTTCTATCATACGCATACTCACAGGCTTCTAAATGGTCTGTGATATTGCCTGTATCTACTGATGCAACAAGAGTCTTACAAGTCTCGTGCATATAGTTTGAGTGAATAACTTTTACTCTCATATTACCTCTTATGTTCGGGTTTTTGGTTACGCTCGCCAAGCGTGGTTGAACTGGCAAAGCCAGAATAAACCTATGTCAAGCGAAAATCAAGCCAAAAATGACAATAAAATTATTTTATTTAATTATTAGTCATTAATAGCATTTGAAAATGTGATTAAAACTGCTTGTAATCCGTTGCGGTTGTCAGGTATGGCACAATAGTTACATTAATAACATATATATTAGTTATTATTATATTCTTTATATTTTAGGCTTTTTTACTGCTATTAATGGGATTAATTAAGAAAACGTGTTAAAATGCAGTCTAGTTAAGTGGTTTTATTCACAAAATGAAATGTGATTAATGTAATTAATTAGTTGATATCAATTTTTCCCAGAGTGCTGCAAAATGCCAAAATTAAAAGAAACAGAATTCACCGAAAGACAAGATCTATTTATTTATAACTTAGTACGACTAGGAAATAATCCGACTCAATCGGCAAGGCTGGCTGGATATAATCAGCCCAAGCAAATGGCATTTGACTTGACCAGAAACCCAAAGATCATAGCAAGGATCCGACAAGAGCGACATAAGATTTACCAAACAGACCTTGCGCCTTTAGCTGTCCAGACACTCAAAGATATAATGAGAGATACAGAAGCCCCAGCCAGCGCAAGAGTTGCAAGTGCTAGAACGTGTTTGGAGTTAGCCGGAGATATCGGCAAGCATAGCCAAGCCAATAGCAAGAGTGACAAGAGCTTAGCAGATATGAGCGTTGACGAGCTAGCAAGCATTATAGATAAGTTAGATAATGAGAAGCTAAAACTAGCAAAAGATGTATCGCCCACGATACAAGACGCTAATAAATGATAATAATATCTATAAATAATTGAAATACTTTAATATTTATCTGATAATATATCATATGTCTTGCGATCCGATCCACCCCCTGCCACCATCAGTGCTTCGCTGCTCAAACATCATTGGACTCTCTCAGAAATTTGCTATAAAACGGACTTTCCGCCTTGTATTTTTGTCCCCAAAAAAAAATAAAAAAACTTTAAAAAAAGACTTGTGTTAAGACCGCACCGCCTCTAGGTTATCTATGAAATTTTTAACCTGAGAGTTTTATTTATGGCACAACCACGGCAATACAATCAAACTAACACGTTTAATGATTGGACAACGACCAATCCTTCAGACCCTCATATTGGGTCAAAATTTGACACCGAATTCACAGAATTAAAACAGAATACAGATGATTTAAACACGAACATTGCTTTAATCCAGCGTGATGATGGAAAGTTAAAGAACGAATCAGTCCATAAAGATTCATTTGACCAAGATGCTTTAGCCTTAATTGGAGCATCAGGAAATGGATTTAATGTTAAGGGAGATTGGGCAGCAGCGACAGAGTATGTAGCTGGTGATATAGTTAACAACAATGATTCAACTTACCTTACAGCAACATCCTCTTTCACATCAGCAGCGAGTTTTTCTGCCGATTCAGCCAATTGGACATTAATAGCAAACGCAGCCATTTCGACTACAGGAGCATCGGTTAATACAGCTTCAGGAGATGGTAGTAACAAGGTTTTTGCAACAGGATACAAATATTCTAATGTAACAGACATTCAGGTTTTTATTTCTGGAGTTTTAGTTGCAACGAATCTCTACACGATTTCCAATTCCGGGGGAGCAAATAACATCACGTTCACAACTGCCCCGGCTTCAGGGACTAACAATGTAATTATCTGGGGTGATGCAGTTGTATCTCAAGCAGCTTCCGCAGCTACTTTAGGATACAAGGACACAGCGAACAATCATAAGACAACTGCTTCACGCTGGGCGAGTTTACAAAATGCTACAGTTGTTGATGCAGAAACATCCGCTGATTCTAGTGAATATTCTGCTAAAGAGTATGCAATTGGGACTACAGTAGCAGTAGGATCAGCAAAAGATTGGGCAGTACAGGCAGAGGATTCCGCAGTAACAGGTTCTAGTTATTCATCTTTGCACCATGCAGCAAAGGCATCGGCTTCCGCTACTGCTTCAGCCTCATCAGCTACAGCATCCGCAAGTTCAGCCACGGCAGCAGCCAGTTCTGCTACATCCGCAGCATCATCAGCTACCGCAGCAGCTACTTCAGAGACTAATGCAGCAGCTAGTTATGATCAATTTGATGATAGGTATTTAGGATCAAAATCTTCTGATCCTACTCAAGATAATGATGGAGCGACTTTACTTGACGGAGCATTGTATTTCAATACGACTAACAATGTGATGATGGTCTATGATTTAGGTAATACTACTTGGAGGAGAACGACTCCAACTACCACAGATCAAGGTCATATAAACACAGTTTCAGGAAGTATTGCAGATGTTAATAGGTATGCGGTTGAGTATAAAATTGCTGCATCTGCTCCCGGTTCTCCAAGTGAGGGTCATATGTGGAGTGACACAACCAATAATGTTTTCAAAGTATATAATGGAACATCATGGGCAACTGTAACAGAAGGTCAGACTGAGGCAGAAGTAAATGGTACGGCAATTAGCATGGCTATTGCGCTTGGGTGATTTAACACGATTTAAAGGATAAAATATGGCAAACGCTTTTAAGAATGTAACAATTCAAGGAACTTTAGCAGCAGATACAGATCATGCAGTAGGTTCTGCTGTTGCGAGTGCTTCAATTACCCAGACTATAATAGGGATGACAGTAGCAAACGTAAGTTCTCAAGTAATAAATATTTCAGTTAAGATGTTTCTTAGTTCAACAGAAACTTATATTGTCAAAGATGCCCCAATACCAGTGGGCGGGTCTTTGGTGGTCGTTGGAGGGGATCAAAAAGTTGTACTTTGGCATAATGGTTCTAATGGTAATCAAATAAAAATAAGATCAAATGTAGCAGATTCGATCAATGTTGTAATGTCTTATCTGGAGAGTTCATAATATGGCGTATTTAGGTCGTAAAGGTGCAGAAGCACCACTAACATCAGGAGATATACCAGACGGAAGTATTTCAGCAGTTAAGGTAGCTGCTGATGTTGCAACTCAAGCTGAGATAGATTTAAAAGCTAATTTAGCTAGTCCTACTCTGACTACTCCAAACTTAGGAACACCATCAGCAGTAACTTTGACAAATGCAACTTTCCCAGCAGGTCATGTTGTGCAGACTGTTAATGCAACGTTAACAGGGCTGACAACAGATACATCGGCAGGAACTTCAATTGATGCAAGTCACATAACTAAAGATATTCAAATTACGGCTGGGAATTCGGTGAAATTTACATTTAATTTTATAAACCGAATCGGAGCATTGAGTGATTCGGATTATGTTGCGTGTAAATTTTATGTTTATCATAAAGTTGACGGAGGAAGTTTTGCTAATGTTTACACTGGCGATTATATTGGCACTTATTATCATGACCATTCAGGTAATCTACCAGCATGGTATGGTTATGACCAAAATTATCTTTTGACAGGGATTCACACACCTAGTTCTGACACACATCATCACTATACACTTTATTACAAATTTGAAACTGGAAATTATATTGAGTTAGGAATTTCTGCTGGAACAACCACACAAAACGTTATTTTGGAGGAAATACAAGTATGAGTAAATATCCGAATTATATTGATGGAGAAGTCCATGTGGTAACTGCCTTGATTGGTGGTGTTAAAAAAATTGGAGATGAATGGGTTCTTCCAGAAGGGAAAAAATTACCAAGCCAAGCTGAAATTAATGCTAAACGTAAAGAACGTCAAGATGAATATGATTCAAAGCAATACCAACGTGATAGAGAAACAAAGTATCCCCCAATCGGGGATCAGCTAGATGACCTTTACCATAAGGGTGCTTTCTCAGATGAGATGAAGGCTAAATTAAAAAAAGTTAAAGACGATTTTCCAAAAGGATAAACATGAGTTACTTAGGACAAGCACCAGGTCAAGGAGAAGCTGAAAGGTTTACTTTTACAGCATCAGGAGGAGAAACTTCTGTTACCCATGCCACAGATGGTGTAGCTATTAATTATTCAGTAGGACAAGTAGAGCTTTATCTAAATGGAATAAAGTTAGTTTCTGGATCAGATTTTACTGCCACGAATGGTTCAACTATAACAGGATTATCTGCATTAGCTGCTAGTGATGTAGTGGACATTGTAGCACTTTCTCAGTTCATCCCTGCGGATAATGTACCAGCAACAGGAGGAACTTTTTCTGGAGCAATAACCGCCCCAAGTATTCAGTTATCATCGAATATCATTAAAGCATCAGATGGCGGTACAGCAATAACTTTAGATACTTCTGATAATGTTACTTTGGCGGGAACAGCAAATAATGTTGGAACTGTAACAGCAGGAACTTTAGGTAGTAACGTAGTCTTTCCTTCAGGAAAAATAACGAATGTTTTTTTGTTATCAGATACAGCGGAAAATATGTCTACAACTGCAAATTCTGGTTCACCAGTAATTGCGTGTACACCATTCAGTTTTTCGGCTATTTCTGGAAGAAAATATAGCATTCATGGTAGTCAATTTTTAATAACATCAAATGAAACAGGGTCGGCTTATACTCATAGAATAATGGAATTTGAAGTTTATTATGGCACGACTTCACGATCAATAAATGACACTACTGTTGATACTCGAATTTTTAAAAGAGATTTAGGAAGGAATCAAAGTTCTTCTACAACTGCAGGGTTAGCGGGTTATATGGACGCACAATATTGTGGTTATTTTACAGCAGGGTCAACAGCTACTCATTATGTTTATACTACTATTTGTAATTCAAATTCAAATAGTACTAAAAACTATGCGTACAATACAGCTACAACTCCTCACAATTTAATTATTTATGAGATAATGCCATGACAATTACAAAATTTGATGCTATTCATAGCTTAGTAGGAGGGCAATTAGCAGGTGATCCTGATGGTAAAAAAATCAATTATATTGATGGACAGAAACCTCCTACTGAAAAAGCTATTACTGATGAAATTGCAAGGTTAGAAGTTTCAACAAAATGGGAGGATATTAGAAGATATAGAAATGACGATCTAGCTTCTTCAGATTGGACAATCCTAGATGATAGTCCTCTAGCTAGTTCAAAGAAACTTGAGTGGCAGGTTTATCGGCAGAAACTAAGAGATATACCTAAAGATAACGATGATCCAGATGATATTAACTGGCCTACGAAACCTTAATTTGTGCGAGATTGTAATATCGGGTGAGGGTGGGATTTTAAACAATAAAAAAAATGAAATATTTATTACCATTAATTTTAATAATAACAATTTATGCAAATGTGGGGTTAGCTGAACCTCCTCTGGAGGAATATGTGCAAGCAAGGAATCCTCATCTGCAACAAAGTAATGTTAATACAGTTGTAGACGATGTATTAAACTTGATTTTAGATCAGGGATTTGCAGGAGCGATAATCGTTGTTTTGCTTGGGTGGACTTGGAAAGAATCAAAAGCAAATAGGGCAATACAAAAAGAACATTTTGAAAAATTTGTTGAAATCTCTCAAGAATGCTCTGGCCATATGGCTGCTGTTTCAGCAAGGCTTGATAACATAGAACGAGAAATTGAAGCACAAAAAACACTTCAAATGATGAAAGGATGAGATATGAAAGAAATATCATTATTGTGGCGTTGGCGTTTGCGATATTGGGCGTATCTTGTGTGTCAACAAATGAAGTGTCACAAAGAATTGGTTATTGGGTGGATTCAAGAAAAAAAAATATCGCAAAGTTCCAATGTATAAATGAAAAATTTTTAAACATCGAATGTAAGGAGAAATGATGCCAATAGCTTTGTTAGGGTCAGTAGTATCAGGAGTGGTGAAGACCATGTGCGTAAGTCTAATTTCAGAGAAGTTGCTTATGGTTGTTGTCAAATCGCTCATAAAACGCCTAGTGGATTCTAGTGCTAATACCCTCGATAATGAGTTGTATGAGGTATTTTGTAAGCAGCTTGAAGAAGATCAAGCAAAAAGTAAATAGTACCAAAAAGGTTCTATTTTACTTTCTCGCAGACAATTTGGAAAGATTCTAATTGGAGGAATAATTATGTGGAATTTTAAGAACCCTATAAAAAGTTTTACATTCGATGAAATGGCTTGCCGAAATTGCCCACATTGCGGTGGTCTATCGGATATGAATGAAAATTTTATGATGAAGCTACAAAAGCTAAGAGATGACTGTGGTTTTGCTCTTCCTGTAAACTCAGGATTTCGATGTTTGCAGAAAAATATTGATTGCGGTGGGTTTTTAACTTCTGCTCATTTAACAGGTGAAGCAGCCGATCTAAGGGTGGATAGGGAGAAGGCAAGGATAGTAATTCAGACAGCGATTAATATGGGTTTTTCCGTAGGAATTGACCAGAAAGGGGCTTCCAGATTTGTCCACGTTGATTCTAAAATTCGTTCTTCTGGGAAACCTTCTCTTTGGTCATACGCTTGATATGGAGATTATTCTTGAACTTGAAAATAGCGATCTTATTATTGAGTTTGAACCTAATTTCTTGTGTGAAAATTTCTCAGACAGAACAGACGTTCTCTGGAAATTTCACAACGGCACACATTCGGGAGTATTGGCAGATATGTTCGATTGCTTACAGGAGGATACAGACACCAGAACAAATTTATTACCCACTCTGCGATTGTGCCGTTGACACAATGAGACAAAATTTTGATAACAGTACAGAAGTTGAAACTATGAAAAAAGCGCAGTCAGATGAACTAGCAACATTAATTAGACTTAATTGTAACGAATACAGGATTAGTGGCAGAAGAACTAAATAAGTTAGAAGAAATTGAAAGGCAGATTGCGGCAGCAAAAAGACAGAAACTGGCTCTGGAATGTAAAGAAGATTTTTTAAAGTTTGTCAA